GTTAATCAAAGAGATGGATGAAGAAGCCTCTTAATAAGAAAATCTACAACTGGCAAATAAACTGACCGCCTTCACGATAGCCACAACCGATATTCGCTTGTTACGCGCCCACGCTCAGGGTCCACAAAGTGCAAACGCTGAGAAGGCTCACCATTAGAAGCAAGTAAATCTCTGGCGTAACGATTACCGGATTCAACCGCTGCGCTCATAAAGACCTGCCCTTCACCATTAGCCATGTTCCATGATTGGTGCTGATGGAAGTGACCGATATAAAGATCGCGGAAGTCAAAGCCCTTGGTGATTTTGTCCACTTCATCAAAGAACTTGTAAGCCCCTGACTTCCAGCGGTCAGCGAATCGAACAATCGTTGAGGCAGTACCCCAGCGGATTTCATCGCCGTGAATAAGCAGGGCTTTATAGTTGCCAATCTCTACGCGCTGAATATCTTCCTTGGACATTTGCCAAGTAAGTCGTTTCTCGCCTTTGAGAGCTTGACCAGCAAACATATATACCAACTTATCCCAGTTCACATCTTTGGGAAGTTCGCCAAGTTTTCCAATTCTTCCATGATTACCTGGCTCACAAACAACTGTTACCTTATCGAAATTGGTTAGGAGTGTGCGAACAATGTCAATCATTATTCGAGATGCTGCGACAAATTGCGCCATAACATCTGAATCGACCTCGTAGGGCTGCGAGGGAAATATTGTCGTGTTTTCTATGATGTCCCCACCGAACATCACTACACACTCTTTAACTGGGTGGTCTGCTCGTTGGATATTGGCAATTTTAATTACCTTATCTACGCTTTGCTTGACCAATCGTTCGCACTCTTGGGTGTTATAGGTCAGGGTTTGCTTGCCTAATTGCCAATCTGTTGAGTGAAGTAAAGCAACCTCTCCGCGTTTAGATCGTGGGTCTTTAGGTGGAGTTGGAATTGGTGGAACTTTGCCCATAGATAACATGGCATCGTGGGCAGCTTGGACTACCGCATTTGTGAAATCTTCGCGTGATTTTTTAAGTTTTGAATACTCGCGCTGAGAAGTGTTAAGGGCTTTAGTAAGTTCGATAATGCGTGGGTCTGAATCTCTTTCCATCGCATCCAAATCATCTTCTAGGCTCACTTAGCACCCGCACAATCTCCGCGCCGATGGCGTGAAATTACGCCATCCTTAATTTCAATGCCGTTCTTTTTAAGAACTCTAGCAATGGAAGCACTTGTTGTATCTTCCCTAACCAATCTTTCATTTATCTTAGCAAGTGAGGCTTTATCAAGATTTTTAAGAAATACGCAAAAGGTACATTTACCTCCGCTGGCATGGCGAAATAAATTGTCATTTACTAAATCATCCGCAAGGCTCATTGGCTATTCCTCCAAACCAGCATAAACTGGGTTAATAAACCAACTCCAAGCAGCACCGTAACGGGGATGATTTACCGGTCTCCATGCATCTCCATCAAACTTAAATATTTGCCGTGTATTCCAATCTGGAACTGCATATGATTCGTCAAGCCTCGCCTCTATAAATGTTCCTACAACTTTAGGTTGTTCTGTTAAGGATTGCCCCGTAGGGGCATCTTCCCAAAGCTGAGAAGCAATCTCAGTAGCAAGAGTGACATAACCGGCAAGGTCATGCCAAGAATCTTCATGTGAAGGGTTAGCGAACGCTCTCGCCATTTTCCACGCGATCATAAATGTTGCAACTTCGGTAGGACTTAGATCATCTTGGTGCATAAGCGCACCCCAGATACGACCAACGGTGGCGAAATTAACCTCTGCATCGCCGTATTGCAGTTGCCGTTCTTTGAGGATTTCCTCAACCTTATCTTTCATAGTTCAACCCTTTCTATTGGTTGAACAGAGCGTAACAGATTAAATGAATTTGTGAAGGGATTTGGCAATAAAAAATCCCCCCATTTCTGAGGGGATTTCGGTTCTCTGCGGTTAAAGTAAGGATACTTGAAAAGTCCCGCAACTAATAATTGGAGTTTCTGGAGAATCCGAAATTTGCGCCCAGACCGCCCAAGTTCCAGCCCCATAAGAACCTGTCAGGAAGCCCGTAGCGCCACTTGGGTAGGCGGCGGTAGGTAAGACTGTGGCTGCAAACCAATCGCTACTCTTAGGGGCAGTATTAAGGGCTATAACGGCAAAGGAAACGCCTGAAGTGATGACCACATTATCGCGGGTAACGAGAATAGGTTGAAATTCAACGCTACCTAGTGGGTACACATTTATCATTGGGTTTGTCCGTTCCAGAGCCTATTGGAGATTAAAGCCGACCAAAGCCTTGTGCCAAGGATAGCAGTTCGCCTCTTATCTTGAATAACTGCGGCGTAATTGAGTTGATCGCCCATCTGGGCAGACCAGAAAATATCACCTGTTGTATCCACCCAAAGGGTTGGGGAAACCTCAGAGTAAGCAACAATCTTATGGTCGGTAAATGAGTTGCTTTTCTTGACCTTAGCCGAGAGAGAAGCTGTAACCCCAAGAGATGACTGGATAGTTAAGGTCTTGAAAGTATCTGCCGACAAGGTGGCATTTATGTTGGTGCTTGCACTAAGTAAGCGAGTTACAGAAGCATCGGCGGTAAGACCGGCAGTTATTGCCGTTGATGAATCCGATGCTACCGATCTATTCGCACTTGATGTAAGGGTGGCGGTTACTGCCGTTGTGGAACTAGCATACTTTTGGAATACAGCAGAAGCAGTAAGGGTTGCAGTTACCGGCGTTGATGAACTTAACTTCTGATCTTTACTTGTGTCAGCAGTTTCTGTTGAGGTGATGGCAAATGAAGCGCCAGTAGAAGTTGTCTTAGATGCGTCAGCAGTTTCTGTAACCGTTACCGCAAGAAATGAATCACCTGATCGAGTTAGATTTGCAGATGCGGTAAGGGTTGCTGATATTGCAGAAGTAGATGCAATTAAACTGTTGTTAGAAGCCGAACCAGTAGCAGTTGCTGTGGCATTGAAGTTCTCATCAGCAAATTCAGTTTTAGCAGCAGTAGATGTTTCAACATCAGCAACTGTGAGGTTTGCTTGGGCAAGCAATGCCCTGTAACCATCGGCAGGTAGCGTTACAGTAAATGATGATGATGCTGAAACATAAACAGTCTTTGTAGTATCAGCAGTAAGGGTAACTGTTGTTGCGGTTGTTTCTTGGGCGTACTTAGTAAGAGTGGCATCGGCTGTAAGAGTTGCAGCAAAAGATGAAGAACTACCTGTAAAAGTAAGAAGAGCAATTAAAGCTGTAGTTGTTGCGGAAATGACAATAGAAGAGCCAGCATTAACTGTGTTGCTCCCAGAGTTATACTGAACCCCTGCCGCGTTATAGGCAATGCTCTGGTTATAGATTGCCATCGCTTATTACTCCAAAGTTGTTGTTTGTTGATCCAAATCCGTCTGCGCCGTCAATTCATATTCACCCTGCCCACATTGAACGCATACGGTATTAACCTGTGGGTCATTCTCATTGCGTGTTTCGATGTAGCCTGTATTACAACAGGTTGAAAGGTATTCGTATCTGTAATTCATTATTGCTCCTTAGTAGTAAAGAAAGACAACGCCGTTACCACCATTGCCGCCTGTGCTTCCGTTGGAAGAACCGCCTCCGCCACCACCGCCAGAGCCACCGTTACCGCCTACGCTTCCTACGCCTGCTGTTGGAGGAATTGTAGATGTGTAACCTGCTCCACCACCACCACCTGAGCCGCTACCAGTTCCAGTTGAACCAGCCGCACCTGTGCCGCCATTACCGTTGCCACCAGCGGAACCAGTACCCGACATATTTGTTGAAGCCGCACCGCCACCAGCGATTAGACCTGAGCCACCAGCGGAAGCTGTGTATGCAACTCCTGCGCCGCCTCCGCATACTCCGATTTGGCTTCCGCCAGCGGCATAGCCATAAACTGCATTGGAAGCGCCAGGTGCGCCTGTGTAAGCAGTTGTGCTACTTGAGGCAGTTGAAGTTGTTGCTCCACCTGCTGCGCCACCAGTTGCGAGTGGGCTACCTGCGCCGCCACCTGCAAATACCATCCCGTAAATTGAAGGGTTGCCGCTTGTTCCTATTCCAGCAACGCCACCTGCACCGCCCGTTCCAACCGTTACTGTATTTGAAATGTAAGTCCATCCTGCGGAATAGCCACCTGCTCCACCGCCGCTACCACCTGAACCAGCCGCGTTACCTGCTCCACCACCGCCTCCACCAATAACAACTGCATAAACACGCAAGATGTTTGACGGGATTGTTACGGAACCGCTTGTAGTAAAGGTTTGTTGTAGTTTTAGCCCATAAGGAGAATCACTAAATGATGAGTTGTTATAAATAGTTGTTGTCATTTTATCTCCTAATAGTAAAGGTAAAGGATTCCTGCGC